AAACTATAGAATTAAATGGTAAGCAGTGTAATCAACAGCAACTCTTTGCTGAGGCATTATTTGATCAAGCTGATATGGTTTGGCAAAAACTAAAAGATAAAGAGTTTAGAGTATTTTTAAATCAATTAAAAACAATGCAGCAAGACATTGAGGGTTATGATGAAGATAAGGAAGCACAAGAAGAATTTGCAGATTTAATGATACAATTTACACAAGAGACACAACAAGCAGACAATGCATCACAAGTAGAAGCGGATATGTGGTTCTTACACGATAGTAATGTTGTGTTTAAGTATAAAACCTTTGAAAGATTCATACGAAAAAATAATAAAGCCATTAAAAAATTTGAAATCATCAATACACTCAAAAAGAATGGTTCAATTAAAAAAGAATATTATGATAAATTAAAAATTAAAAATATTTGGTATTGTAAAAAACCAGAAGAACCAATAATTGAAAGGTCAAATGTCTTATTCAAAAGAGAAAAAGCACCGTTTGAAGAACCGCACCATTAAAATATACGGTCCTCCGGGTACAGGAAAGACAACAACTCTTTTAGAAAGAGTGGAGAAATTAATAACAAGAGGTATTAAACCTAGAGACATGGCCTACTTATCCTTTACAAACAAGGCAGTTAATGAAGCAAGATACAGAGCATTTAAAAAGTTTGTAGGCTGCACCGATGATGATTTAAGAAACTTTAGAACAATACATAGTTTTTGTAGACAGAATTATAAACAAATTCCAGTTATTGATCCAGATATAGACATGGTAGAGTTTGCCCAAACTCTAGGTTTGCCTAAAGTTAGATTCGAAAATTACAATGGTCATCTTGTTTGGAATGATTGGTCTTTACGAGTATATGATAAAGCAAGGAATAGATTAATTCATCCAGATGATCAGTATAAAGAAGAAAAAATTAAAAGAGTTGTTTACGAAAAATTTAAATTAATTATCGAAGCTTACGATGAATATAAACAAGATCATAGAGTAGATTTTACTGATATGATTGAACATTACATTGAGAATGCTGCCGCGCCAAAATTAAAAGTTTTAATAGTAGACGAGGCTCAGGACCTAACTCCTTTGCAATGGAAACTAGTATATAAGTTAGCCAATAACTCAAGTAGAGTCTATATTGCTGGAGATGATGATCAGGCGATCTATGAATGGAATGGGGCTGAAGTAGAATATTTTAATGAATTTCCTGGTAAAGATTTTATTTTAAAAACATCTTTCAGAATACCAAAAACAATACATGATTTTTCTCAATATATTGCAACATATATTAAAGGCAGAAAAAGAAAAGACTTCGTGCCTAGAACAAATTTAGGTAACATCATTACATATCAAAGACTTAAGGATATTAATTTTAGTGCATCCGATAGTTGGATGATATTAGGTCGGACAAATGAAATTGTAGACGAACTTAAATTAGAGGCAAAAACCATAGGTTTATTTTTTCAAAGTGCAAAAGGATCAAAGTCTTTTGATATACACAAGTGGAGAGCAATTAAGCTTTGGAATCAGTTAATGCGTGGTAATAAAATTAATAAAGAACAGTGTCAGATTCTTTATACTTACATTAATGAAATAGCTTATGGCTGGAGAAGTTTAGACAGTAAAAAGTGGATGGCCATAAACAACAATTTATTATTTGACTATAATTTTTTAGTAACAGAAGCTGGTCTTAGAGTTCCTAAAGATGATTGGACTAATGTTTTTAATAGAAATTTTTCTGAACAAGATAAATATTATTTTAACAAACTAATTGAGACAGATGTTAATCCTGACCTAGATTCTGAAATTGTAATAGACACCATTCATTCAATTAAAGGCGGAGAGGCCAATGACGTGGTAATTTACGAAAAATCCAATTGGCCTGCTCATTTGGAAAATAAAATAGGAAAAGATCGTTGCTCTGAATATAGAGTATGGTATGTAGGAGTTACTAGGGCTAAACAAAACTTACATATATTGAGAAGCAACCATCAATATACATTTCCACTTTGTAGAATGTTAAATGAAATTACAAGAAATATTAGATAATTAAAGTTATGAAAAAAGAATTATTAAGATTAAAAAAACGTTTGAAAATATTACAATTAATGTGTAAAAGATTGCGAATCATTAGAGACAAATATAATAAAAAATTTAAACCAAAAATAACTTACATTTATGACAAATAAAGCATTTTTTAAGCAGATAGGGGGCCAACATTATCGATCAATGAAAATACAGCCTTCTCAATTTATTAACAAAAACAATTTACCCTTCGCTGAAGGTAATGCAATTAAATATATTTGTAGACATAAATTAAAAGGTAAGAAAGAAGATATACTTAAAGCAATACACTATTTAGAAATGGTTTTAGAAAGAGATTATAAATGAATAATATACATTTAATTTTTCCAACTCCTATTTTTATAAAAGATAATATTTTATTAGGTGAATTAGAATTATACAAAACAAATATATTAAACTTTTTTGAAAAAAATAAAGCTACGAGATCTTTTTCTGAATCTAAATTAACTAATAATACTTTTTTTAATTCAAATAATATCTTTAATGATATTGCATTTAAAAATTTAATTGTAGAAATAAATAATAACTGTGTTAATTATTGTAAAGGATTAGGATTTTCTGATAAAGAAATAGTTAATTTTGGTATACAACATATTTGGGTAAATTTAATTAAAAAATATGATTACCATTTTTTTCACACTCATGCTACTTCTGGAAATGCATTAATCAGTGGAGTTTTTTACGTGGATGCACCTGAAACTGCAGTTTTAAAATTTAAAAACTTATACCAAGATTATTATACTCCTCAACATCCAGAAAATTGCAATGAATTAAGTTTTAGTGCATTTAATTATAATTGCTTACCTGGAAGAATGATACTATTTAGATCACATACAGTACATGGATATGAAGCACATTTAAATGACAAAGACAAAATAAGTATTGCATTTAATTTTGGATTTGTAAATTTAGGCGATAATAAAAAATGAGTAAATTTTATTATTGGGGTCCCTTATTATTTCAAACTAAAATAAATGATAATGATATTAATAAAATTTTATTATTATGTGTTAAAGAAAAAGACAAAGATTACCGAAAAAATTTAGCGGGTCATATCAAAGAAGAATATACTATAAATACAAATGAATTAAACAACATACTAACACCATACTTTAACGACTATATACAATATTTTACACAGTGGTATGGGACTAAAATTAAATTAATCGAAACAAATTCTTCTTGGGTCAATTTTATGAAGCCAGGTGAATTTAATCCACCACATACACATACAGAGTGTGATTTTTCATGTGTTATATATTTAAATATCCCAAAAAAATTAATCGAAGAAAACAAAGAATTTATGGGAAGGGGTTCAAAAAACGGAGGCCCTGGAGCAGTTTCATTTAGATCTAAAATTTCAGATGCAAAATATAATATTAGTAACGTAAATTGTTTTCCAGAAAAAGGAGATTTTTTTATATTTCCTGCTACCTTAGAACACTTTGTTTTTCCATTTAAATCGGACTGTGAAAGAATCTCTGTATCCGCTAACTTTAATTTTACAACAGAAGAATAATATGAGTCATCAAATAAATTTTATATTCAAAGAATCAGACTGGACTCCTCCAACACACTTCCCTGATTTAAAAAATGCAAAAGAAATAGCAATAGATTTAGAAACTAAAGATCCAAACATAAAAGAAAAAGGACCGGGTTGGCCTACTATGGACGGTAATATTGTAGGTGTTGGTGTAGCTACTGAAGGGTTTGTTGGTTATTACCCTATTGGTCATGAGGTTGGTTCTAACATGGATTATAAAATGGTGATGGACTGGGTACAAGACATTGTAAGTGGTCCTGGAGATAAAATATTTCACAATTCATCGTACGATGTGGGTTGGTTAAGGGCTCACGGAGTAAATATTAAAAATGGAAGAATAATTGATACTATGATTGCTGCAGCTATTGTAGATGAAAATAGATTTTCCTATTCACTAAATTCTCTCGGCTTCGATTGGTTAGGCGAAACAAAGTCTGAACAAGAGCTAAAAGAAGCAGCAGCCGACTGGGGACTGGACGCTAAACAGGAGCTTTATAAGTTACCTGCTCAGTATGTAGGGTTTTATGCAGAGCAAGATGCATCATTAACTTTAAAACTTTGGCAGTATTTAAAATTTAAAATCTATGACAATTCATTACAAACAATTTTTGACTTAGAAACAAAACTTACTCCAATATTAATCGCAATGAGAGCAAAGGGTATCAGAGTAAATGTTACACAAGCTGAAAAATTAAAACTTGAATTTTTAGAAAAAGAAAAAACCTTATTACATCAATTAAATAAAGAATGTGGTTTAAATGTAGAGATTTGGGAGGCAAGAAGTATAGCTAAAGCTTTTGATAAACTAAAGATAGACTACCCTAGAACAGAGAAGACAAAAGAACCTAGCTTTACAGCTAATTGGCTTTTAAATTGTTCCGCTCCAATAGCTAAGTATCTTAGAGAAGCTAGAGAAATAAACAAATTTACATCAACATTTATTGATTCAATTATTAAATATCAACATAAGGGTAGAATTCATGCGGAAATTAACCAATTAAGATCTGATTCGGGAGGAACAGTTTCTGGTAGATTATCCATGTCAAATCCTAATTTACAACAAGTTCCTGCAAAAAATAAAGAATTTGGACCTAAAATTAGATCTATATTTAAACCTGATAATGACTTATTATGGGGCTCATTCGATTATTCGCAACAGGAGCCACGACTTGTGGCGCATTATGCTTATACAGTCGGATTTAAAGGATCAGAACAATTAATTAAAGCTTATGAGAAAGACGACGCAGATTTCCACCAAACAGTTGCAGATATGGCGGGCATACCTAGAGGACAAGCGAAGACTATTAACTTGGGACTTTTTTATGGAATGGGCGCCAAAAAATTATCCGCACAACTTGGAATTGGAGAAGAAGAAGCAAAAAAACTTTTGGACGCATACAATAAGAAAGTTCCTTTCGTAAAACAATTAGCATCAAAGTGCCAAGAATCAGCAGAGACAAATGGGTCAATAAGAACCATTAGAGGTAGACGTTGTAGATTTGATAAATGGGAAGTGGCTAGTTGGGGATTAAATAAATCGACAACTTACGATGATGCAGTTCAAAAATATGGTGTTAATAATATTAGAAGATCAGGTACTTTTAAGGCTTTGAACAGATTAATCCAAGGTTCAGCTGCTGATCAAGTTAAACAAGCTATGATTGACTGCAATAATGCTGGGTTTTTACCTATGTTGCAAATACATGACGAATTATGCTTTAGTGTTAGAGAAAGTAAAGATTCGGAACAAATTAAAAAAATAATGGAAAGTTCTATTTCAGAGCTAGTAGTTCCATCTAAAGTAGATGTAGCGATTGGAAAGGACTGGGGGGATGCATAATGGATTTAGACGAAGTACAAGTCAATTTAGGTGTTTGCCCTCACTGTGCAACTCCTGTACATTTTAGAAAGACAAAAGAAGAAAATATTTTTTTTTGTCCTTTATGTTTAGAAAAATCTAGACAACACATTAATGGTAGAGTTTTATTTACAAAAGTAAATTTTGATTTAAAAGACGAGGGTATCCTGTAGAATTTTACCTATTCTATTTTTTTTGTTGCCTTAACTAGAAATATCTGAATACTCTCTTAATAATTCTTGTCTTGCAACGACGTTGGCTAGATCTCTCATTGCTAACCTTGTTTTTTTTAATTCAAGATCTATCCACTTCATGTCTGGTGTCTCACAACCGTTATCTAGATACAACTGGTTCCACTTGGATTCCAAGCTGATCTTTTTCAGTAACAGAGACTGTGACGTTTCTATCATCATTTGTTTCCTCATAAGTTATGAAAACTTTGGAAGGAGAATATGTTATTTCTTTCCTCCACGTTCCTCCGCCTTCTTTTAACCCATTTATGAAATTAATCTTCGCTTCATCATCGTTTTGTGCTTTAACGTCTATTATTATACGTTGCCCTGCATAACGTGCAATAAAACGATATAACTTCATAGGGTATTATTAGATTTTATGGGATAATTTGTCAATAACCATTAAAAATAAACATTTATTTTAGCTTGACTTTGTCTTTTTAATTCATATATTCATGGGATATGGATGTAATTACAGAAATAAAACTAGAATCAGGCGAATCATTTAAACTGAATCCTCTTAATATTGAGTCTTTTTCTGTAGAGTATTGCAGCAAAGAAAAAACAATTTCAATGTTTGTAAATCATAGAAAGATTTCAACAACATTAGATGCAACTATTGAAAAATTTACTACTTTATTAGATCAAGTAAATAAAACAATTAACTCCTGGAGAATGCAGTAATGGCTAAAGATTGGTTTGAATATTTAAAAGAAATTCAAGATATAGCAAAAGCCGTGCCTAAAAACGATACGGTTAACGATGTGTTCTATAAGGCATGTAAAGAAAAACTTTGTAATTTAAAATTACAATTAGATGATACAGGATATAATCTAATTAACGCTGACATTGCAGACCATATAATTAAACAATATCAAGGAATCAAATGATACTATTTTTATTAGGAATTTTTATTTTGTTTTATGCGTTGTTGCCAAGATTTAGTTTATTAGTAACTTGTTTTGCATTATGGAGTCTATTATGAAAAAATTATTGATAGATAAAAATCATCCTATGTATAAATGGATTGTCATGCTTTCAAAAAAGTATGATCTCAACAGTTTAATTGCAGAACATATTTATTGTAGTGGAGCGAAACCTAAAAATGAAAAAGAGGCTGAGAAGAGAGTTTTAAATTTTTTTATTGCTATGGGACAAAAATATAATTATACTCCAGAACAAGCAATTTTAGATATCAGAAAGTTTAGACACTAATATGAAAAAGAAAAAACAACCTAGTTGGTTACCAAAAGCATTAAAAAGATATCATGAAATTTATAATGCGTTTGGTGATTTAAGAAAAAAAAGGAGAAAATAATGGATGCATTTACTCAAGCAATTATCATAGTTGTAATAGTAGTTATTATAATTCAAATTTTTAAATGGTATAATTAGATGAATTTTAAAAAAACATCATTAAATTTTTGTTTATTGTTATTAATAGTCTTTTGGTTATTGTTAACAGTATTTATTATAACATATTAATAACGGAAGGAAAAAAATGAAATACATTAAAAGAATAATATATAACTTTTTCTTATATACTTCTAAAAAATATTATATGGATAATCATCCAGACGGTAAGAGTTATCCATCATTAAAAGAACGATTAAGAATATTTTGGAAATTACGAAACGAACTTACAGCAGACGAACGTTGGGCAGAAATAAGAGACTATAAAATTTAACAAACAAAAAGGAAAAAACATGGACACAAAAAACTGGAAGTCAGTAGCGGTTAGAAAATCTAGCTATGATAAATTACTGGCTCTTTGCGACAAGGAGTATCGTAACCCTGCTGCGTTTATAGCTTTATTAGTAGATAAAGAGATAGAAAGACGGGCAGGTTTGAAGAAAATGAGTACAGAGGCCTATCTTGAAAAAATCATTAAGGAGCATAAAAATGGCCAAAAATCAAAGTAATTGCACAGTTTGTAAGGGTAATAACTACGTTAAAAAACAAGGTTCTTACCCTTCAATTATTTTCTTGTATAAAGATTCAAATAACTTTATAAATTGCCCCAAGTGTACATCACACCTAGACTCACGAAAAACGACTCAAGAAACACGAATCACGGACAATGCTTGAACTGCTGGCTGGTTTACATTGGGTTGAAGTAATAATTATTTTTACATCTTTAATTCTAATAATCTGCTGGCACAACAAATGAAAACTTGTGGACAAGACAGAATTTGGAAAAACATTAGCGATTATCGCATCTCGCACAACGAGAGAAGAGTATAGGAAAGTATCGTCCGTACTATTCGGTCTCTATTGTGGTACCAATTTTGGCTTTAGTGATAGTACATTAGGATTCAAATCTTATCTTGATGAAGTTTATAAACGAACCAATAAGGATCGTTTGGCTATGCGTGGCCTACGTGTAGTAAAGTGATTTGGATGAAGGTCGGTTTGATCTCGTTAAAGAGCTACCATACCCTGCCGACCTTCGTCTAAATGAAATATAATGCAGGAGCTAAAAACAGAATATCACGAAGAAGAAACCCTACCAGAAACAAAGCTTTGGAGAGCAGTTATTCAACGAGCATTCGAGGATGTTATTTATCCAGGAATGGAACGTTCGTTAATTATGTTCAAATACCAATCTCATTTATGGTTTGTGAATGATAGTGAAAACTTTAAAATTATTTGCGATCTTGCGGATTTAAGTGATGAAACAGTTAGAGAAAAATATCTCCAAATGGTCGACAACGAGCAAATCTATTTCACTAAAGAACAAATCAATTACATTAACTGGCGAAAAAAATACAATGAACGAAGAAGCATTGACGACGGCACAGGAGATTTTTTATAAAGTTTGCACGAGTTGCCGACAAAAAAAAGAAACTAATTTATTTTACGCTAAAGCAGTAGCTAAAGATGGGCTTCATCCATGGTGCAAAAAATGTAAAGACGATAAACTTAATGAAGCTCATTCTAAGAATTCAATTACATTTGTGAGACGTTTGTATCAAATGGTAGTATGCAAAACTAGACGTGAAAAGAAAAATGAAATTACCTTGAGTATGAATGAATTTATCGAAATATGGAAAGAGCAATACGAAAAGTTTGGAATGAATTGTCCTTATTCTGGAATCGAGATGACATTTAAAAAAGGAGTAGGAAAAATGTTTTATAATATATCCGTGGATAGATTCGATAACACTAAACCTTACGAGGATGGTAATATTGTATTCTGCTGCATGGTCGTTAATCGTATGAAACAAGAGTTGCCAATTGATGAATTTTGGAGAATTTGCAAAAGTGTCGCAGAAAATAATTCAATAAAAGATTTGAGTGTCTATTGAAATATGTTGCACTGCAACATATATACATTCTAACAAGGAGATAAACATGGAAAAACTATTTCAAATACCTGCATACAGTGAAGTAAAAACGTTCTGGTCTAATTACTTTGGTAATGTACAGAAGTTTTATACTGATTTTGCAGAAGATGTTGTAAAATCATTTAAGAAATAAACACTATATTAGTGATTTGTATATGCCTGACAGCTTTCAGGCATATACCGCAAAAATTAAGGCCTTTACGGGGCTTTATCCCATATAATTTTTTGTATATCTGGCCTTCGGGGAGGTAGAATATGGCAAAGAAAAAAGAAACAATCCAAGACATCATTGATAGAATTGAAGAGGATTTAATTACTTTACGAGATAAAGCAATTGAACTCGAAGATTCTAAGTGTGATCATGACGAAGATGATTACGAAGATGACGAGGATGAGGACGAGGAAGAATAGTTGCATTATTGCAACAGGTTACCCGATCGGTATGGGTATACCCGTGAGCAACGGGTAAGGTATGGTTGACCACGGATCACGGACCGTGATATAAATATCACACCTACCTTTTGTTAGTTATGGTGGGCTGATTCGTTCAGCTCACCGACTAACGAAAACCAAGTAAATACACAAATTTCAGCTATGTATATAGATACATTAGACCTTTTCATGTCACTACACAAAAATAAACTCAAAAGTACACTGACAAGCTGAAAACATTAAATAAGATATATATACCAACAGTTATTCTTTCAGCATACTACCCTGAAAGTACACTGAACACTAAATTCAATATATTCAATTAAAACAATATTAATAATCAATATTGTAAACATATATGTACTATTACTCTACTGGACAAGAAAACTTTTTTTACCTTTGTGGTATTATTTACATGGAGATATCTATATAATAACTAAAAATCTATGGAAAATTTAGTTCAAGAAGTTAAAGCAAATCTAAAAGGAGCTGAATTGTTAACGGGTAAGCAACGTGCGTTTGCAGAATTCTATGTTACCAATTACCCTGATTGCACAAAACAAGAAGCTGCCCGTCACGCTGGATATGCTGAGACTACAACTGGTAAGTGGGGCAGTCTCTTAACAAACCCAGATAAGTTTCCTCATGTTGTTGCATATATCGAAAGATTGCGCGATATGAAAACAAATACCTATAAAGATTATCTTAGACATTTAAAAAGATTAGATTCATTATCTAAAAAAGCCGAAGACAAGAACCAGTTAGCTGCTGCAATCAATGCAGAGTTTAGACTAGGTCAAGCAGCAGGCTTTTACATTGATCGAAAAGAGATTAAAGTCCAGGACTTGTCTGCAATGACAAAAGACGAATTAATCAAAACAATCAATGAGCTTAAAGATGAGATACCGTTTGAAAAAGTCCTCGAAATCGAGGATGAAAAAGAATCAAGTTAAAGAAGATTTTTGGGTACAGTTTAACAGAGTACACAATAAGCACTTAAACATGTCTATGGGTGCTGTGGAGATTAGAATTAATGAAAAAAAAAATTAAAATTGGCTACGAAGATATTATAATTAATGTAATAAACTTCGAGACAGCAGACAAAAAAGATGATAATATTTTAGGTGAATATGACAGTAGTAACGCTAAGATCGATATCCAGAAAGAACAAAATGCAAGATCAGAGGCAAACACCCTCTTGCACGAAGTCATTCACGCTTGTGTCTATCAAACCGGACTTAATTCGCAAGGAAATCTACTTTCCAAAGAAGAAAACGAGGAACTAATTGTTAACGCAATCTCTAATTCCCTTTCTCAAGTGTTTAGAGATAACAAATGGTTTTTACCCTATCTACAAACGCAATTAGTAAACGGAAAATTCGATGCCAAAAGAAGAATCGAAGCTGTATCAAAAAATAAAAAAAGCGTTGCCAAACGTACACTTTCAAAGAATCGAAACTAATATTGGACTAGGTATTCCTGATGTGAATGGGTGCTATCAAGGCACTGAATTTTGGCTTGAGCTAAAGGTAAAAAAGAGAAAGCAAACTCCATTAACTAAATACCAAAAAGCGTGGATTGTAAAACGTGGTTCTGCTGGTGGTAAAGTATTTATCTTAAATTACGACCTCAGGCAGAGGGACGCAAAACTTTACGACTACAACTCTTGCTTGCACCGTGATCCGTTCGCCACGTTTCCCGTTTCCCATTTCCCGCACCCCGTTTCGTGGCCCGCGGTTCTGAATAAGATAATCACCCATCCTGGCCTCCCTTCCAGGCAGCAGGAAGCTGGTTCGAAAATAATAAAAAAATAATGCTTGACTTCATATCCCACGATGATTATATCCGTGGTAGGTAGCTCGACATCCTCTAAATAATTAGCTCCTGTTTAGCGTCCGTTGGGCTACCGTTCTCAAACTCCCATTCCCGTTTCCCATTCCCGTTTCTCAACCATGATCCATGAACAATGAATCACGGCTCAGGACGCTGGCAGCTCACCAGAGTCTGATGGTCGTTGCGCTACAAGCTGTGGCGCAGTGGAAAAATTTTTTTTATTTAACGCTTGACATTATGAATTACATATCTTATTTACATGGGAGAGTGGGGGCTAACTGGGATTGACCTGTATCCCCATTCGTAAACAAAAACAAAAGGAGCTAGAATGACTAAAAAATACAAAGTAAAAATTACGTGGGGCGTTACTTCGTGGGGGGATGCTCAGACTAAAACTTATGAGTTTAAAACTGAGAAGGAAATGGATGCGTTTCTTTACGGAGTAGACGAATCCAATGGGTGGCTTAGTTATGACATAGCCATATATCCAGAAGGGAGGGCTGCATGATGTCGAAAGAAAAAGATAAAGCAATTCTTGATTACGTGATCAGATGGCTGGATGATAATATTGACGATGCCCCGTTGGAAGGTGTTTCGGAGGACAGCGCTAACTTAAAAGAAAAAATTGAACAGGCTCAGGATCCACGGATAACGGTTGCTGATATAGAAAGTGGGATATTTTAATGAAAAAGAAAAAAGATCTTGTGTGGGGTTGGGTGGATGATAATCATATCTCTATCCTTTGGAACATTGATGATGTGAAGCGTCAAGCCGAAATTAGTGGCCTTAAGCTTACAAAGGCAGAATGCCGTGAGGTTCTTGATGCGTGTTTAGATGGCCATGATGCAAACATAGGCATCTCGTGGGATATCTTGGATTACCATATTTGTAATTTGTTCGGTGATCGAATAGGAAAAGCGGCATAGTCCCGCTCCCGTTCCCGTGCTCTTGTTTTTAATAATATTAGCTGCCTTGTTGGTCTTCACTACCACTGGGCAGCTGGTGTTGCTGTTTCTGTTGATTTGGTTGATGTAGCCCCGTTCCCGTATCCCGTTTCCGTGATCCTGATTTATCAATGATGAGTTCACCATCAGGAAGGTAGCCACCAGCGTCGAAGCTCCTGTTGTCAAGCTGAAGATACTGTGAATTATTTTTTTAAATACAACTAAAAAGTTATTGACTATAAAAACATCTCATATATATAAGATAATAAATAAACAACATAAGGAGCATGTATGGGTATGGACGTGTATGGTTTAAATCCGAAACTAAAATCGGAAAAACCAAAACTAATAAACTGGGATACTGCCAGTGAAAAAGAAAGAGACGATTACTTCGAACAGATGAACAAGTTCGAGGAAGAAAATAAAGGTTATTATTTTCGAAACAACGTGTGGCATTGGCGACCGTTGGCAGATTATATAATCGAGTTCACTGGGTGCGTCGAGGAAGATGATATTGACCGTTGGCACGAGAACGGCGGTTTCAAGGTCAGAGATACCGACGCAAAAGAAATTGCCAAGCAATTAAAATATTTAATTGATACTGGACATACAAAAACCTATGCTGAAAAGCACATGGAAAAGCTAAAAAAGGCACGTGAACACAATGAGAAGATAGATGCGGAATCTGAAAAGTTCCATGAAGAAATGGTAAAGAAACACGGAGCAGGCATTGTTCCTCGTGATTACCCGAAAGAAGATTACGAAAAATGGAACGCAATCTATAATAAAAAAGATTGGTCGGGCGAGTATCCGTTTTATGTTGAGAACGTACAAGAGTTCGCAGAGTTCGCTGAAC